AGACCAACAGTTTCGACTTTAATACTACGTCCAATCTGTGGTTTGCCTACCTTCATACGAGGGGCGTATTTGTTTTCTTTAACTTTCTCTTCAAAGAGTTCTTTATCTTCTTTGTTGAGAGGTGGCGTTACTTTCTTAGTACGCTTAGCCTTCCGTGGGCGGGACGGGTTGACTTTCTCCACCTTGTTGTCCTCCTAGTTGTGGGTTTTTACTTGGGTCCATCATTGGTGATCCCATCTGAGCTTTAGCTAGATCAACTTGTTGTTCTTGTTGAACTGCTTGCTGCTGTTCTTGTTTCACCTCTTGCATACCTCGTACAAGGTTAAGTATATCTATACCTTGTGCAATTGCAAGTCGTTTAATAACTTCCTCAGGGTTTATGTATTGCTGAGTAGCTTCTGGTCCCATGGTTTGTGAGATCATTGTAAGGAATTGTCCAAGACTCTCACGATCTTGACCTCTACCTAATGCATTAACACCTGCCACAATGGTAGGTTGTACAATACCTTTAGGTAACTTAGGAATATCACCAGTCTTTTGGAAAACACTTAGCTTTCTATTCAGGTATGGTACAAGGAATTCAATAGTCAACACACTGAAGAGTCCTCCGAGTTGTTGCTCTAATTCCATCTGAGTCATCCTGACTTCCTCTGCTGTAGTACGTTCTGATTGACGTACATTTAATATGAGGAATGCTTCTGATAATCTTTTCTCTAAGGTTTGCATTAACTGATAAGCTGTAGCAAAATCAGCTTGCTTACCAACTTGTACTACACCTATGTCATCAGGTCTACCCTGAACGATAGCACCATTACCTGCAGCTGCAAGAGTCTGTGGTTTAGTGGTACTAGAAGGTGAGACAACAAACACTACCTTAGCAGCTGCTGCACTTCCTTCAGTGATAGCTTGTGACAGAGCTTCAAGTGACTTAAGATCACCCATAAACTCTTCCACTCTACCACGCCCATAAGGTTCACCATCTAAAGTATTAAACCTTAGAGGTAACCATGGTGTTGAATCAATAGGTGCTTTACTCATGGACTTAGGTATAACTTTATCGTTTACCTCTTGATGCCATAAGAATCTATTGTTATCACGTCTGACGTGTGTATATACATCCACGTCTTCACTGTCTTTCTCTCCATCTTGACCCGGTGCATTGGGCTGAGGGGTTAGCTCGCCTTCAAAATCAGGTAATAATTTTTTGCTAATTTTTTCTTTGGTAACAATTTCAATCACGTTACCGTTGCCATCTCTTTCTAGAACATAACGATGTAGAGGGAAAAGCTTTAAGCCTTCTTTACCCATGAAGACAAGAGCGTTACCTGCTACTACCAAATGCTTAAGTGCTTGGTGTATAATAACACGATCATCTGATGCTGCGATAGCATCCATGATAGTTCTCTCTATCTTTGCAAAGGATAAATCTAATTCTGTTTTAACTTGAGGTTCTACTTCACCTAGCATACCATCGTTAACTTGTAACTTAAAGAAACTTGTGTTAACTGGTACGAGTGCGAGTTGTAGTTTAGCTGCTAGAGTAACCACTCCTTTAGCCCCAACCGATTGCCATGGTGTTGACAATGACTTAGCACTTTTATAGAAATCCTCTTCTCCACGAATTAGATAAGGTATTGTTAGCTTTGCTGCCTCTTCCGCTGTGTTTAGAAACTGTGAACGGTTGGATGATAAACTGTCATATCTAGTTTTAGCTGACATTATATATTAAGGGATTTAAGTTGTAATTGTCTGCCTAATTGTTTAGTACCTAGTGCTGATTCACCAGCCTTAAACTTCTTAGATCTCTTTAGTCTAACTCCTTCTGCTGATCCACCAACACCCATTTGTCCAGTGTTACGAATCATCATGTCTTGTAACGGTGCGTCTATACCTGCAGCTGCGTTATCAAATGCAGCTTTAGAATCACCGTATGAACTTGTATCTTCTACGTCTGATGTAAGTTCAGGTGTGTAGTCAACGTCTTTGTTGGTCACTACAATTTTATCATTTGGATCTTCTGGATCTTCTGGGTCGTCTGGAAGTTCTGGTATTATTGGTTTCTTAGTATCTTTTGGACCATAATCTTGAGTACCTTTTTTCAATAGACTCCATACATTAGACTCAGTTGTTGATATTATGTTACCATCTTCATCGTATGTATGTTTAACACTTGGTAAGTAATCAGCTGAAGTCTTAGCTAATGTACCAGCATCTGATTGCCATGCACCTGTTGAATCTACACTACCCATCTCTTGATTAGCAAGCATCCTATGGATACCAGTAGCTCCAACGTCATCAACGCCGCCGCCATAGTCACCCATAGATGAAGCTGCTGTTTGCATTCTAACTTTATCAGCTACTTCGGATGCACCTAAGTCACCTGATGCAACCATGCGGTTAACATCAGCTTCGGATGCGTCAGTGAAGATGTCATCAGCTGTACCTGCAACACCATCAGCTCCGTGAAGTGATGTGTCAGCTAAACGTTGAGCATCAGTAGAGTGTAAACCTAACTCAGATGATAGTCTATCTCTGACTGAAGTTTCTTTCTGTACCCAATCTGCGTTATCACCTCGGTATTGGATAGCAGATCTGACAGCTGCAGAGTCATCACCTGCAGTTTCATTACGCCAGTATTCTAAGCCAGCTGCGTCAGCATCTCTACTATATTCTTCGTGGTAGACATCTCTTATGTTAGATTCTTCACTAGCAAGGAAGTGTTTAGCTATGTCTTGTATAGAAGAACCACCTGCCATGTCACCTTTCCAATGAGCTAAGCCTCCAGCATCACCTTCTCTATTAAAACCTTGTGTATAAAGATCCTCTACACTAATGTTAGTTGCATCAGTAGCACCTGATATTATACTTTCTAACCAACTCTTACCCATGGTGTCATCGGAACCACCCCATGTATCACCTCTAGCTACAGCAGTATCTGATTCAGATAAGCCAGCTAGGTTTTGCATTGATGCAACTGTAGAACCACCTGCACCTGTGATAGCAGAGTCGATAAAAGGAGTAACTTGATCAGAAGTTAAACCCTTTGCTTCTAGTAAAGCTAAAGCTTGATTACTATAATCAGCTGTACCTGCTACTTCAGATAAAGGTTTGAAGTTATTGTTAGTAGTGTTGGCACCCATCAAGGCACCGTAATCATATCTATAACCTGCCATTATGTACCTCCTTTGACTGGTGCTTTAGTTAAGAACTCAGCATTCTTACGTGGGTTACCTGTACTTGGTCGTGATCCATCCTTCCATCTACCAGTGCTACGTTTATCAACACTAGGATCTGTCCAGACTGTATCGTTCAAAGCCATGTAAGATCGTGTTGGCTTCTTAGGTTCACCAATATTTCTAATAGTTATACTAGGTGCTTGTACCTTTGCAGGTTCATCAACTAATTTAGCTGTAATACTAGCTTCACTTCCGTAAGCTTCTGGGTTGTAGTAAGTAGCACCGAAGTCTTTGTTACCTTTATTAGATGATTCCTGTGAATTCATGATCTGACCTTGAATCCACTCGAAAGACTTACCGTTATTGCTATCGTTTAACCAGTGAGCTAAACCTTCAGCATCAGGTTCTCTATTTAAGTATTGTTTATACCAACCTGTAATATCATCAGCGTTTGCAATCCTAATACCATCAGCATTAACTGTTGGTGTAGGTGCGTTACCTTTGGTAATATTTAAAGAAGTTGGAGGTGCTGGTGGTAACCATTGTTTAATAGTTAATGCATTGTGGTTAGGATTGTTAGGATCTATAGCCCCTTCCTTTCTTATACTTTCATAGGTATACATCGTCTTGCTAACAGGATCAAACTTCTGAGTCTGTTGGAACATCCTTATGTGAGCATCGGTTTCATTATAAGGTTGGACATTATCTTTTGCCCATTGCATTTGAACTTGACGTTCCTCTTTATCCCAACCTTTTATAATATCAGAAGCTGTGCGTAGTTGTGTTACATTCTCATATTGATCATGGATATCACCTTTCCAAACTTCTTTTTGTTCTGGAGTACCTGAGATCATAGCCTGACGAGCAGCTTGATACAAATAATCTTCATTATAATTTCCAAAGTCTATCTCATGACCCCTACCATTATAATCAGAGTGATGAAAGAACCAATCACGAACGTTGACATCATTTTTATCAGCATGATTAGGATCTTCTATCCAATCTTCACGATCTTCTAGTCGTTCTAGGTCTAATCCCCATTGATCATCGAAGCGAGTACTTTCACTCATGTAACCATAAACTTTCTGGTATTCTTGAAGGACACCTAGCTTATCAGTATCATTTAGTTTACTCCAGTCTTCAGTATTAAATCTACTTCTAACTGCTGCCATATCTGCAAGACCGACACCTGCTAACTGACCTGATTCTATTAGACTTTGAAAATCATTTGTTGACATTCTATCCCAGTCAGCCCAGTCACCTTCGGCATCATCAGGTGGTACCCATCTTCCGTTAGTATCATAAGGCATCGTTTCTTACCTCTTCCATTCTATGGACAATCCACTCAACCACAGAGCGTTGTCCAGATCTGTACATAATTTTTTGCATTGAATCCTCTGGGTTTGGTGTGGTTGGTGGAAAGTTCTCCTCTAATTCTTCGAGGATGTATTTTATGTTGGGACCAGCGATGGCCTCAAGCATATTGTGGGAGGTTGACATTGTTGTGTTCGAAAAAGGCAGGCATTCTGGATGCTTTGGTGGCAGAAAGTTCTGGAGCCTTGCCTTCATACATTAAGCGATCGCTTGTATCTAGCCAGA